GTGGCGGAGAACTTACATTTAGAGAAGCGTTTTTAAAAAATCTTAAAGAAATTGGTGCTGAAACAACTACACAAATGAAAGGCACAGGAGTTGGCCAAGAAGCTTCTGTTGCTGTAAACAAAGGCCAAGTACAATTAGCTAACCTTGCAGCCAAAGGTCAAGAAAAACTTGGAGAACACATACAAACTAACACTATACTTCTAGGTACGTATAGCACTATGATTGAGAGTCTAAAACCTACTCTAGGCGAGGCCGCTACAAATATAATTGATGGAATAGATGCTTTGATTCCAGGCACTAAACTTAGTGAACAAATAGGCAAAATTGAAACGTTTAGCGATGAACTTATAGAAAAAGGAAAGATGACTTCGGAAACATTGAACCAGTTGGCAACTGTGCTTGACAGCAATGCAACACCTGCAGCAAAAAAACTTGCAGAAACGGCGCTGATTGATGACAAAGTACTTAGAAAAGGTGGCGGCGGACTTTCAGAGGACTTTGCTAAAGAATTACAAAAACTTAGATCTGCTAATGAGAAATCTCAGTCACCAACAGACACTAAAGGTAGTAGTTTAGGTTTAATTAGCAAATTCTTCAAAAGTATAGGTTTATATAATGAAGGTACACTCGGAGAATCAGGCAGTTTATTTAAAGATTTTGGCAAAGGGCAAGCGGCAATGTTACATGGATTAGAAGCTGTTGTACCTAAAGACAGTCCGCAAGGAGCATTGTTAGATAGTTTTCCAGGAGGACTAGGTGATCTTACTGCACAAATCCAAAATATGGGCAATAAATTTGATCCATCTGCAATGAAAAATTTAGCAAGCGATATAGCATCTACTAGTGCTCCAATAGGGCAAGCTGCACAAGATATGATGGCAAATATGTCATCTCCTAACACAAGCACTCAAGGTAACACAAATGAAGACCTTTCAGAAACCATAAATCAGACTTTACAACAGCTAGTTCAAATAAATACTAGACAGTTAACAGAGATACAAAAACAAGTTAAAGCTACCAAAGGCATGAGTGGCAATGTTTTATCTAACGTAGGAATTTAAATGAGCTGGAAAAAATACTTTACGCCTGTTAGTGCAGGAAATGAAACATCAGGAACTTACTCCCCAATAAATGGAGCAAGTGCTGTAACTAGGCCAGGACCAGCTCGCAGTAATTATTCAAGTTTTTTACCTGACGTCTATACAGGAACTCCAAACAGAGTTGAAAGATACGGACAGTACAACACAATGGACTTAGATTCAGAAGTAAATGCTGCCCTTGATATTCTTGCAGAATTTTGTACACAAAAACACAAACAAAACGGAACACATTTTACATTTGACTATAAAAAGCAGGCTACTAATTCCGAAGTACAAATTTTAGGACAATACCTACAACAGTGGTATAAGATTAATAATTTTGAAAAACGTATGTTTAGACTTGTACGTAATGTATTCAAATACGGAGACGGATTCTTTTTAAGAGATCCTGAAACTAAAAAACTTTATCATGTAGATCCTGCAAAAGTAAATAGAATAATTGTTAACGAATCAGAAGGTAAAACGCCAGAACAGTATATTGTAAAAGATGTACAGTTTAATTTTAGAGATTTAGTAGCAACTAAACCACACCAAACAAATGGAAACATAACTGGCGGCGGAAGCGGATACTACGAAGGCGGCGTAAGAGGAATGGTAGGTAACTATCCTAACCAAGCTGGATCAAGATTTACTATTGAAGATGGCGAAGTTGCAATAGCTGGAGAACACATGTTTCATCTCAGCTTGTCAGAAGGATTAGACAACAACTATCCATTTGGTAATTCATTGCTTGAAAGCATCTTTAAAGTATACAAGCAAAAAGAATTACTCGAAGATGCTATTATTATTTACAGAGTGCAAAGAGCACCAGAGCGTAGAGTATTTTACGTTGATGTAGGTAATATGCCATCACACCTTGCTATGCAATTTGTTGAGCGTGTTAAAACAGAAATACATCAAAGACGTATTCCAAGTAAAACAGGCGGCGGAACAAATGTTATAGATTCAGCTTACAATCCGTTATCAACTAATGAAGATTACTTCTTTCCACAAACTGCTGAAGGACGTGGTTCAAAAGTTGAAACACTACCAGGAGGTACTAACCTAGGAGAAATTGATGACCTTAGATATTTTACTAATAAGCTCGTACGCGGCTTACGAATCCCTAGCAGCTACTTGCCTACAGGCGCTGACGATGCAACTGCAAGCTACAATGATGGAAGAGTTGGAACAGCATTTATACAGGAATTAAGATTTAACACCTACTGCGAACGATTGCAAAATCTACTTGCTGATGAGTTTGATCAAGAATTTAAAAGATATTTGTTAGAAAAAGGTGTAAACATTGATACAGCAATGTTTGATCTTAAATTCCAACCACCGCAAAACTTTGCAGCCTACAGACAAACAGAATTAGACAACCAAAGAATTGGTACTTGGTCACAAGTGCAAGCAATACCATACATTTCAAATAGATTTGCATTAGAAAGATTCTTAGGATTAAGTACAGAAGATATTGCTAAAAACGAAAGACTATGGAAAGAAGAAAATCAAGAAAATCTAACGCCTCCACCAGGTGATGCTGCAGGCGAAATGCGTGGTGTGGGAATCAGTAGTGCAGGCATCAGTGCTGATATTGATGGCGCAGAAGAAACAGCAGACATAGAAGGTGGCGAAGACGGAGGCGAAGGAGCACCTCCAGAAACAGCAACTGGCGAAGAACTAGGCGGAGCACCAGCAACACCTCCAGCAGGTGGTGACGCAGGAACAATATAAAGTATAAATAATAACATGATACTGAGAGAACTTTTTTATTACGACAAAGAAACTATTGAACCTGTAGAGGATAACAGGTATGATCCTCAGTATGACCAATCTATTGTTGATTTAGATGATACCCGGAAAACACGATTAAGTTTAAGCCAAATAAATCGTGCTCGCAAGGCAGCTGAACTACATACAGAAGAAAAGGCTAAAGAAATAGACTTTGTAAGACAAATGTATGGACTAGCAGCACAAGCTGAGGCGGCCGGAGTATGATAATTGGCGAAACTAGATAAAAGCAAATACACTCCTGATGAATGGCGTGAACTTCAAACTCAAAGAAAACTCTATAAAATAAAACGTAGAGCTGAAAAAGCAGCAAAACGTTCTCAAAAACCAATCCAATATGAAAAAGTTCAAATTAGTAAAAAACATGCAACGTCTTTTGTTTTAGGTAATGGCACCAGTAGAACTCCAATAAATGTAGAAGATCTTGCAAATTTAGGCAATACTTACGGATGTAATGCTTTATATAGAACGTTTGCACCAGATTACTTAGTTGCTGTTGATGTCAAAATGATATTAGAAATATCTAAACAAGGCTATCAAAGAAAACATACTGTATGGACTAACCCTAACAAAGCATACGGGCAGATACAAGATTTAAATACATTTAATCCGAGTAAAGGATGGTCAAGTGGTCCTACTGCACTATGGCTTGCTAGTCAACACGGATATGAAAAAATATACATACTTGGATTTGATTATCGGGGTACGGCTGAAAAATTTAACAATGTTTATGCTGATACTCCTAATTATAAAAAGAGTCAAGATGGTGCAACTTTTTTTGGAAATTGGTTGCGTCAAACAGTGTCTGTAATTAAGGAACATAAAAATATTCAATATGTAAGGGTAATAGCACCTGATAATTACTGTCCTGAGGAACTAAATAAATTAGATAACTTAGTAACAATAACAGTAGATGATTTTATGAAAATACATCAACTTTCTTAGATCGTAGCCAAAACGAGCCGTTTTTGGCCTATTTCTACGCACATTTTCTCCATATATGTAAATACAACTGACAGCCTTACCATAGGTAAAACATTTATAGGAGATAAAAATGGCAGATACAAATAAATTTGAAGAGATGCTTGAGCATCTTGTAAATAACGACCGTGCTAAAGCGGAAGAGTTATTCCACGAGATTGTAGTGGCAAAATCAAGAGATATTTATGAAAACATCTTAACTGATGACGTTAACGACGAAGAAGTCGACGAAGCATCAAAAGATGATGACAAAGAAGTTGACGAAGCATCAAAAGATGATGACGATGAAACTAATGAAGCAACTGACGAAGAAGTAGATGAGTCAGATGACGAAGAAGTTGACGAAGCATCAAAAGATGACGACGACGAAACTAATGAAAATTTTAACCTAGATGAGTTTGAAGTTGAAGGCGAGCCAGAAATGGACATGGACATGGACATGGACGCACCAATGGGTGGAGACACCGGTGACGACATGGCAATGGATATGGGTGACGAAGGTGACTCAGATGAGCCAGCAACTAAAGGCGATATTATGGATTTAGAAGCCGAACTTGAAGAC